AAATTATGGAAGTTAAAGAAATTAAAAAAAAGTCCATGAATACAATGGACTCCGTAAAGTATGATGAGTTAATGAAAAAGACTAGACGCGAACATGAAAAGCTTGTAAAAGGAATGTTTGAATTTACAGAGGCTGAAGGTGGTTGGTTTGATTTTAGTTGCAGGTTTTTTAAAGGTGAGCCGCTTCAAACAATCAGACTTATTCACGGTGAAACATGCGAACTTCCTATGGGAATTGTTAAACATTTGAATAATACAAAAAAGAAAGTTAGAAGATTTGATTCAGGAGCGGGTAGAGGTTTAGAACTTCTGCAAACCGGAAGAGGTATCCCATCTTCTTACACAACTGAATCACGAGTTAGATTTACACCACTGGAAGTAATGTAATGGCAATAGCAACGCTTGGCGCAATCATAGAAAAAGTTCGTAGGTTAACAGGGTCAGCAAATGATTATAGTCTTACCGACGCTCAGATAATTGACTATATCAATAGCTTTTATCTCTATGATTTTCCAGCAATGTTTCGCTCACTTAAACTTAAAGATCGATACACATTTAATACTCAAAGAGGCATAGATGTGTATCCTTTCGATTCTGAGCATTATACGACAGTTGAAGGCCCTTGTTATTGCATGAAGCGAGCGATTCCCATGTATCAGAATCCATCGGGATTTTGGGGGCTTAATTTTAACTGGCAATTTCAACAAAATATTGCTCAAGGCGATGGAACAATTGGCCCGTATACAGGCACTTTAACCAATGTTCCTATTATTCGCAGTGTCAATAATAACCCGATTGTCAGCTCTCCTTTAAGCAGTGTCAGTGTATTTCCTACAGGAAACCCTGTTCAATTTCCTCAAGCAAATATTGGGCGAGTGCAAAATCTTTTGATAACTGCCAACGTAGCTCTTGGACAAACGTTAAATGTAACAGATGATGGAAATGGAAATCTTATTGGCAATGGTACAGGCACTGTTAATTATGAAACCGGAGCTATATCAATAACTTTTATAAATGGAATACCGGCAGGAAATCAAATTCAAGTGCAATATGCGCCTACTTTGATGAATTTTCCTTTAAGCATCATGTTCTTTCAAAATCAATTTACTTTAAGGCCTGTACCAGACCAAGGTTACACTATCGAATTGATTGCTTATCGTCAGCCATCTCAAGCTTTATTAGGCTCAGAAGATCCAGACAACCCAGATATAACAGGCGTCCCCGAACTTAAAGAATGGTGGGAATGCCTTGCTTTTGGAGCTTCTAAAAAGATTTACGAGGATCGACTAGATCCCGATGGCGTTCAATTGATGCAAATATCTCTTACTCAAATGTACAGTGTCGCAGAAGCAAGAACCTATGCTCAAATAGGAAAACAATCAATATCAACAATATTTAGAGATCAATTAAGCCAAAATACCCAAGCAACAGGATGGGGATTTGGAGTAGGATCAGGAAGCTTGTAAAGCGGAATTACATTGAAAAAACAGGATAACTCATGCCAGTAAATTTATTTACTACAAATATACCTCTCAAAGGGCAGTCTTTAGGATTTACTCAACCTCTTGTCCTTGGAAACTTTGCTAATTACAAAGAAAACATGGAAGTAAATCATGAGTTAATCAATGGAGCCGATTTTGGTAAACATAAGTTTTTGACTCTAACAAATCAAGCAGCTGCACCAGTAACCGGAGCTACTGAATCAGGGTTTTATGCAACAGCAGTATCGGGACGTATGGTTAATTTTTTGCAGAGAGAAAGCAATTTAGCTGAACTTGGCATTACTATTTATCCATTAGGTTCAATTATAAATAGTTTTGCAACTGCTCAAGCATTAATAGATACTACATCATTACTTGATGCAACTCACAAAATATTTTTTGGATTTTTAGAAGGCCATACAAAAGTAGATGGAAGCGTAAATTTTTTGGCAGTTGTAAAAGTAATTAATACAGATGCAGGAATCACTTGTTTTGTAAATAGTATTTCACAAGCAGGCAGTACAACTATTTCTTTTCCAAGTTCATTAACTTTTAACCCAATTATTACAGTGCAATCTACACCTGCTCTTTCTCCAGTAACTGAAATTTATTTTTCATTAACTCCATTTTATATTCCATTAATATGACATCATTACAACCTTTTGTTATAGCTGGGTCAGATATAGGATTAAAAGAAGACATAAAACCTTACCTATTGCCTGAAAAAGCTTTTTCAAGCCTAGATAATGCCTATGTATGGCGCGAAAGGGTAAGAAAACGTGAAGGTTTTGAATTTGTTGGAAGACTGAGACGCTCTTTGACTGCCGTAGTTGCAACACCAATTGATTTAGTGCTAGCTTCGCCTAATTCATTCAATTTATTTACTCTTTTAGGACTCCTTGCAACTGAACCTAACGCATGCGTTCAACCGGGCACGGCTTTATCTCCTATTACAATTATTATAGGAGCGCAAACACTTACAGATGCAACAGGAACAGGCGTATTAACAATAGCTCCGGCAGGAAATATCACAGGAGCTACAATTAATTATGCAACAGGAATAATCACTCTTGTTTTTACAGTTGGCGCATTAGCGCAACCAGTAACCATAACCATGAATTATTTTCCTTCCTTTCCTGTAATGGGAATTTGGCAAAGGGATCAAGTGGGTATTAATGATGAAGAAACACTATTTTTTGATCAAAAGTATTGCTATTCATTTAATGGAACTACTTTTAACGAGTATATTCCTGGGACTACATGGGACGGTAGCGATTCTGATTTTTTTTGGGTAGCTAACTATCGAGGATCAGATGCCTCATTCAGATTATTTTTTGTGACCAATTTTGTAAATGATGCTGCAAATCCAATGCGGTATACAGATGGGCTTACTTGGACAGATTTTACCCCGCAAATTAATAATACTCCAACTTATCTTCTTCAAGCACGTATTTTAATCCCTTACTACGGAAGGTTACTTGCTTTAAATACATGGGAGGGAGCTGCATTAGGAGGAGGATCAAATTACTTTAATCGATGCAGATTTTCCCAAATAGGAAGCCCAATTGAAGCCTATAATTTTGCAGCAAATCCACAGACAGGTGCTTGGGCAGAAGATATTTTCGGAAAAGGTGGCTTTATTGATGCACCGACTAACGAAGAAATCATTTCAGCCGCTTTTATTAAAAATACTCTCATTGTTTTTTTTGAAAGATCAACATGGCAATTGAGATATGTTGGAGAATATGGACTTCCTTTTCTTTGGGAAAGAGTGTCTTCAGATTTTGGATCAGAAAGCACCTTTTCAACGGTTCTTTTCGATAATGGAGTTTTAGGTTTTGGAGATAGAGCGATCATTTCAGCAAGTCCCGTAACAGCTGATAGAATTGATAACCCTATACCTGATTTAGTATTTTCCGTACTTAATGACTTAAACGGAGTCAAAAGAGTTTGTGGAATTAGAGATTTCCAAAAAGAATTAGTTTTTTGGTGTTATCCAGATTCTACCACTTTGCAAGAAACTCAATATTTCCCAAACAAAGTGCTTGTATATAATTATAAAAACAATACTTTTGAAAAATTTGATGACAACATTACTTTTTTTGGAACGCTACAACCAACAGACGGGATAACTTGGGGAAGGGACGATATTTTTTGGGAGGATGAAGGAACTCTTTGGGGTTCTGTTAACCAACAAAATCTATTTCCAAGAATAGTGGCAGGGAATCAACAAGGATTTATTGGATACTATGGCTATGTGTTCCCCGACGAACAATCAATGACAATCACTTCTTTTGACACATCTGTAATTCCAAATCAAATTACTGTCATAAATCACAATCTTCAAGGCGCAGATCCTGGACTTGATCCGACATCTGGAGAAATCATTAAAATTGCTGGGGCATTATTTTCAGGTGCCGATCCTGGACTAAATGGAAATTATTATAAAGTTCAATACATAGATAATGACACAATTGCACTTTATGTTTGGGATGGTACTACATTTGGAGGACTCGACCTTGCCAATGGAAACACTTATGTAGGATCTGGATCTATCACAGTATTTCCAAAACTTAACATTATGACCAAAGATTTTAATCCTTATTTAATGCAAGGAAATCAAATAAAAATTTCTTACATAGACTTTCTTTTGGATGCGACTGCACGTTCGGCAATATCAGTTAATCTTTTTGTAAACTCATCGCTTACAGCTCAAGGCAATCTAATTGTAGGCAATAAAAACGTATCCTCAAGCCTAACAACGCCTTTTTATGTGCCAGCCTCTGATTATGCTTGGCATCGTTTTTATGCAACGGCAGCGGGGCAATTTGTGCGGATTCAAATAACCTACGATGATGCTTTAATGACCAATGATAATACTCATGCAAGCAATATGGTCTTAAACGCTTATACAATATATGTCCGAACTGGTGGAAAATTAGTGTTTTAGGTGAGGTGTAAATGTCTTTTTCTAGCGATAATCCAATTCAATCTAATCAGCTTCCTATTTCTATTGAATTTCCAGAAACAAGCGATGAAAATTTTAATGAAGTACTTTCCTTAACCTACAAACGCATAGCTGATAGCTCCAATACTAAAGAGGGTGCTTTATATACTCTTAGCGAAGTGGCTAACTTCAGAAAGTTTTTTACTCCTGCAAATCCTCAAAGCACAAGAAATTCCTATCGAAAAGTATTTGATCTTGTAGCTTTAAATTCTGGAAATATTGGAGCTGGAGCCGCCGTTTCTTTTGCTCACAACATTACAGGTCTAAAAGAATCTGACCTTATTTATGCAAGTTGCACAAGTACAGACGCAAGCCCAAAAAGATTTTCAATAATGGGCATAACGGTCTATCTTGATAATACAAATGTTTATTTTACAAATCCACTTGGTGTATCATTAAGCCAAGCAATCGTAGTGGCAAACTACCTAAAAAATTGAGGTTATATGGATCCAGGAACAATGATGGCAGTAGCACCTTC